TGGCTCCGCTGGTGTCGGGGCTCGCGGGGTTGTTTGGCGGCGGCGGGGATGCTAGTGCGCCGGCGGCGCTGCCGACTTACACGGCTCCGCTGCCTATCCATATAGATGCGGGGTTCAGCGAGGGCGGCGGTGGGGCTTACGGTGTGGACGCGGTGCAGGGCGGGGCTCCGAGGGCGATGACGAGTTCACCGGCGGCGCAGATTACGGTGCAGGTGCAGGCGATGGACAGTTCGTCGTTTTTAGATCATAGCCAGGATATTGCGCTGGCGGTGCGGCAGGCGATGCTGCAATCGACGGTTTTGAACGATGTGATTCGGGACGTGTAGCGTGGCGACATTTCCAGTATTGAAGACGGGGGCGGTGGCGCAGTATGGGTCGAGCCGAACGCGCGGGTTCTCGACGAAGGCATTCCGGTTTTTGGATGGGAGTGAGCAACGGTTTCAGGAATACGGGACGCCGCTGCGGACTTGGACGATCCGGCTGAGTTTATTGGACGAAGCGGAGTTGAGGGCGTTGGAATTGTTTTTCGCATCGCAAGGCGGACGGGCGGGGACGTTTGCGTTTGCCGATCCGTGGGACGGGACGGTGTACGCGAATTGCAGTTTCGGTGACGATCAACTGGCGACGCAATATGCGGGAGCGGCGCGCGGGGCGGCGAGTGTGACGGTGAAGGAGAACCGGAGTTAATGTTAGTTTTTCCGCAATTGACTACGGGGGCGGCGGCGCTCTATCCGGTGATCAAGCAGGGGCAGCGGCGCAGTGTGGTGAATACGCTGGCGGGCGGGAACGCTGTCGTGTATGCCGATGTGGACGCGGCGATGGCGGGGTGGCAGCTGCGGGCTACGGGGTTGACGCTGGCGGAGTGGAATGCGATCGAGGGTTTGTTTCAGCAGACTTCGGGGATGGCGGGGACGTTTACGTTTCTGAATCCGGTGGGGAATCTGTTGCTGCAGAGTGAAAACTTTGGGGCGGGGGCTTGGACGAAGGGCGCGCTGGTTGCGCTGACGGCGGGGATCGGCGATCCGGTGGGGACTACGCGGGGTACGGGGCTGGTGAACGCGGGGGGATTGGCCGCGGGGTTGGCGCAGGTGCCTAACGTTCCGGGGAATTTTCAATATTGTTTGAGCGTTTGGGTTCGCAGTACGTCGGGGTCGGCGGTGACGTTGGTAGTGGCGAATGTCAGTAAGAGCTTCGCGGCGGGGATGCAGTGGCGTCGGATTTTTCTCTCGGTGAATCCGAGGCTGGCGGGGGCGACTACGGTTTCATTTGGTGCGCAGGTCGCGGCGGGCGGGTCTGTGGAATTGTTCGGGATGCAAGTGGAGGCGCAATTGGGGCCGTCGGACTACAAGATTACCGGTGCGGTGGGCGGGGTGTATTCGAAGGCGCGGTTTGGGTCGGACCAAATCACAGTGACGGCGCAAGGCACTGACGTTTACGACGCAGTGATTCAAATTGTGAGCGCGGGGAGTTAACGAGATGCCGACGATCGATCAGTTCAAAGAGCAGGAGACGCCGCCGACTCCGCTGTTTATTTTCGATTGCGTGTTGGCTTCGGGGAACACGGAGCGGTGGAGCACGCATGAGGTCACGGTGGGCGGGAACGTGTATGCGGCGCGGCTGCTCAAGCACAATCTTTCGGCGCTGGTGGTTTCTTCGGACGAGGGGCTGGATGGGGCGCAGAAGATTTCGGTCACGCTGGCGAATGCGGATTCGCACTTTTCGCAGATTGAGCGGGAGACGGGGTTTCGCGGCGGGCAGGTGACGATCCAGTTTCTGTTTTACGATTTGACGGCTAACGCGGCGGCTTCGGAGGCGCGCGTCATCTTCCGCGGGATCGGCAGCATGGCGGATGAGATTACGGAATCGACATTTCGTGTCGGCTTCACGAACCGGCTTAACCTGCAAAGGATTGTTTTGCCGGAGGCGCGGATTGAGCGGCAGTGTCCGTGGTCGTTTCCTTCTACTGCTGCGCAGCGGGCGGAGGCGCTGTCGGGCGGCGCGAAGGGCAAGTATTCGGCGCTGCACCGCTGCGGTTATTCGGCGGATCAGACGGGTGGCGTGGGGAATCTGAACGGGTCGGTGGTCTTCACTAGCTGCGATTACACGCGCACGGCGTGCGTGGCGCGCGGGATGTTCAGTATCGATTCGGCGAGTCACGTTACGCGCAATTTCGGTGGAATTGAATTTGTGCCGGCGCAGATTCAGGTGCGGAGTTTTGGGGAGAGTGGGACACATCTGTCGACATTGATCGACAATCAGGCGCGGTATAACGATTTCGTTCCGTTGGTGTATGGGACGGCATGGTACAAGCCTCCTATTACCTTTGCTCGCAATGACGGCAACTTGACGCACATGGAAGTGCTGTTGGGGATGGGCGAGATCGCGGACGTCGTCAAGGTGGTGGTAAACGGGGTTGAGATTCCGCAGGGGCAAAGCGGCAAGAACATGACGGCGACCGGGTGGTTCGATCTGGTGACTCCGGGGACGCGGAATGGGGCGTTTAATCCTGATTTTCAGGATGCGGCGGGACAGCCTTTGGGAGATCCGTACGGGAGTATGGCGCTGCTGAGTGTGGTGGTGCCTAACCAGGTGAGCAGTGCGCAGTCGCTGCCCACGATCGCTGTGCTGCTGATGGGGCTGAAACTCGAGCGGTTCGACTCTAGTGGTGCGTCGCTGGGAGAGGCGTTCACGAATAGTCCGCCATGGGTGTTGTTGGATGTGTTGCGGCGGAGCGGGTGGTTGACGTCGGAGATTGATCTAGCGAGTTTTGCGGCGGCAGCGGCTTATTGCGACGAGGAGATTGCGACTACGGATTTGTATGGCAATGCGATTTCGATTCCGCGGTTTCAATGCAATCTGGTGATCGAGTCGCGGCGGAGTGCGGCGGAGGTGGCGAAGGGGATTCGTAAGGGATCGTCGCTGATGCTGGGTTACGGATCGACGGGACTGCTGGAATTGCGGGTGGAGAATACACTGACGCTGCAGCAGGCGGCGTTGCCGAGTGGGAGCAACAGCACAGCAACGCTCGACGTGGGGTGGCCGGCTTATGAGTTCAGCGATGGGTCGGCGGCGTATTCGGGGATTCTGCGGAAGGCGAATGGCGATCCGGCGATTCGCTTGTGGGCTCCCAATGGAGCGGCGGTGGCGAATCGGCTTACGGTGGAGTTTCAGGACGAATTTAATGAATATCAGCAGGACAGTTTGGGGCTGGTGGATGTCGACGATGCGTTGCTGACGCAGCGGGAGGTCAGCGCAAATTTCGGGGCGTTGGGATTGCCGAACTTCGATCAGGCTACGCGCATGATGCGGTTGCAGCTTGACAAGGCGCTGAGCGGGTCGACGTTTGTAGAGTTTGAGACGACCGTGAAAGGTGTGGGGCTGACACCGGGGGATTTGATTAGCGTTACCTATCTTAAGGAAGGATTGGAGCGGCAGCCGTTGCGCGTTGTGCAGTTGGCTCCGGGGCGCAACTTCGAGAGCGTGCAGGTGACGGCGCAGTGGCACGATGACGAGTGGTATACCACGGGCGACGCGGGTTCGCTGGGTGGACGTCGGCCAGGCGGGGCGGGCGTGGGATTGCCTAGGCCGCTGGTGGGTAGCGTCGTCGATAGCAACGGCGTGGAACAGTTCGGGATCGCGGAGACGGTGATTGAGGGGGCGGCGGGGAGCGCGATCTTGTTGAGCGTGGCGTTTGTGGCTCCGGCACTGCCGGCGGCTACCAGCGCGGCGATTCCGCTGGTGAGTCTTTCGCCGACGGTGGCGGCGGCGGGGGGCACGATCGAGGGCAATCAGAATTTGTATTACGCGGTGACGGCGCTGGATTCGAGCGGGGCGGAGAGCGGGTTGTCGTTCACGGTGCGGGCGGCGATTCCGGCGGGGACTAACACCAATGAAGCGTCGTTGACGGGGCTGAGTTTCTCGCCGGGGACGGCGGGGTTCCATGTTTACCGCGGGGTGAATCCGTCGCAACTGCTGAGGATCGCGGCCAATGTCGCGGTGGCGGCTACATATATGGATACGGGATTGACGCCGGAACTGGTGGGTCCGCCGGATGCGAATTACGATCATGCGAATTTTTATTGGCGGCGCGAGTTGCAGCCGGAGGCCGGCGCTACTTTGTTCACGGGGACGACAGTCGGGAACGGCATTCTGGGAATGGCGGTGAATGAATTCGCGGGCAAGTCGGTGCGGATTACTCGTGGTACAGGGGCGGCGCAGGAACGGGCGGTGACTGCCAACGACGCGAGTACGGTGACGGTAGCGACGGCTTGGACGGTGACTCCGGATAGCACTAGCTTCTTTGTGATCGCGGACTCGGCTTGGAATTTTGGGGCGGTGGGGGCTAGTAGTCCGCTGCAGGTTCAGGTACCAAATTGGGGTGGGCAGACGGTGGAGGTCTCGGGACGGTCGGCGAATGTGCTGGATCAGGAGAGCCAGTATGAATTGAATCCGTTGACGCGCTGGCAGATCGGGAGTGGCGGGGGCGTGGGGGACACGGGGTTTCCTCCGCTGCCGGGGTTTGCGCTGAATCCGGGGGGGCAGGGGACCATGGATCTTTCTGGGATCACGTTTCCGAGCCTGGTGAATACGCTGACGATTGCGGCGGGATCGCTCACGCTGTTTTACTTCGATGAACTGAACGGGCCGCCGGCGGTTAGCTTGGCGGCGGGGATTTCGGATACAGATTTGACGGTCACTTTGAATGCCGCTAGTACAGCGGCGTTGGATGACTTCATCCAGATCGATGCTGAAATTTTCCAAGTGGATAGTGTGGCGAGCGGGGGGCTGGAGTTGACGATCACGCGGGGGGCGCACCAGAGTGTGGCGGCTGCGCATTCGGTGGGTGCGGTCGTGTACGTATTGGAGCGGAAGACGGTGATCGTTGCGTTTTTGAACGGGTTTTTTGCGAGTCCGGCTAGCGCGGATTACACCTACTCGATTTTTCTTCCGGATGTTCGGGTGGTGGCGGCGGAGTTTTATGTCACTAATATGTTTGGCACGAGTCCGGTGTTGCACATTCCCTATTCGGCCACGACGGATGGCGGGCTGCGGACGCTTTCCGGTGGGCAGATTGCGCTGCAGGTGGATGGGTATCTCGCGGTGAGGACGGATGCGACTCCTCCGTTCATCATGGACGAGGCGCATGTTCCACACGACATTCTCGCCACCGTGAGGGAGGCACCGGTGGGTGGGGCGGTGACGCTGGTGGTGCGACAGGACAGCGCTACCTATTGCACGCTGACGATTGCGGATGGGGATCTGGTTTCGAACACTGTGAACGGGCTGGGAATGCCGGCGCTGGGGATGGGCGCGCAGGTTCATCTGGATGTGACTAACGTTCCGGGTGCGGCGAATACGCTTCCGGGGCGGGACTTGACTGTGACGATTCGGCTCTAAGATGGCAGAACAGATTCAGAAGCTGAGTCCGCATCGGGATTTGCAGTGTTTCTTTTTTCAACCGTCGGCGGTGGCGGCGTTGAGTGGCGCGTCCGCAAGCGGGTTCACGGTGTCAGGGACTTGGCGCCAGCAATTCGATTGGGCGGTGATTGAGTGGAATCGCGACAACGTTTATGAGCATCCACTGTTTCGGAATTTGCCGGATGGGGATTTGAGCGGGCTGACGCTGGTGTACGACGAGACGCGGACGAATTGCATTGCGCTGGATTCGGGGTTGTATGCGACGGTTGACTGGCCTAGTCTGCGAGTGTGGGCGACGCCGGTGGGCGGGAGCGAGACGATTTACTACGTGCCGCTCACGGCGCACGCGGTGGCGATTGCGGGGAGTTACCAGTGTGCTTACGCGGAGTTCACTCTGTCGGGAAGCGTGGTGGCGGGCGATTATGTGGGGCTGGCGTTTCTGACGGAAGCTTACACCTATCAGATGTTGGGCGGGGATACGCTGGCATCGGCGGCGGGGGCGATCGCGGACAGCGTCACTGCGTCTTCGGCGCTATTGAAGGCGTCGGCGAGCGGGTCGACGATTCGGGTGTATTACACGGGTGGGGGGACCGTTGCCACGAGCACGGCGGGGGCGAATGGGAATCGGTTCGCGATGTACTCGTACGCCATGGGCGCGGCAACGTGGGACGCGGGCGCGCAGAACTTTGCGCATGGGACTTCGCCGACTACCTGGAGAGTGACGCTGGATTTCAGTGCACTCCAGGGAACGATTACTCCGGATCTCTCGGGAACGCTGTACACGATTCCTACTAGTCTCATTCGCAAGATTCGTTGGACCTATGCGGCGGATTTGCAGGCGGCCAATTTCACGCGTAGCGAGTTCAGTGTGGTGGTGGCGAACTGGACGGTTACGGGGACTAATCGGACTTACGCTGTCGCGGGGCCGGGGAGCCGGCGGGTGGAGGACCACGATGCGTCGACGGTGTTTAGCGGGAGTTGGACGGAGGTGCGGGGCAACTATTCGGGTGGCACGATTCATACGACGACGACTCCCGGCGATTCGTTGAGCTGCAACTATCAGGCGACGCAGAGTCACACGCTTTATGTGGGGTTGCGGTACACGGGGACGGGCGGCGTGGTTTCGATCACTGTGGATGGGGCGGCGGTGTCGGTGAATATGGGAATTCCGGGGGAGGACGCGCTGTTCCGGT